TAGAGAACAAATTCGTTGCGTTTATTGCGGATAGTGATCGAGAACGGGCCAGCGGTATAAAGCAGTCCTGGCGTTCCATTGCGCCAAGCATAACCGCTGTTCGTGCGGATCGGCTGCGTGGCAGGAATGGTGAGCGCACTATCCCAGAAGACCTGAATCGGATTGGTTTCAGGATCATCGTTCTGATCACCGATGTATAGATAGCCGTCATCCAACGGAGACCCGTCAAGGTCTGTGAAGATCGGATACGGGCCAGTTACTTGCGTGAGCGACATTAAACGATCTCCTGCGCTCTTTGTATATCTGAAGTTGCGTTGTTTGGAAAGGTCATTGCGGCATCTCTACGCCAGGCGCTTCCATTGGAGTAACCCCAGCAAGTTCCGTTGCGCCGATTGTGCCTGCCTTTGTGATTCCAGAGATCAACCAATTACGAGCATCTTTCATGTCGATGCCTGCCAATTTAGCATAATCGCGGAACTCTTTGCTGCCAACGACACGATTAACGTTGCCATCAATCCCTTCGCCAGTTGCAGCACTGACAGCGAGATCGCGGAATTTGTCGCTTTTCATAAGAGCATGAAGTTTGTCAGCGTTTGTTTTACCAGCAAATCGTTGAGCCAATTCAGGCCCAGCAGCACCAGCAATAACAGGAACGACAGTCGTTAGAAGGTCTGCTCCCAACATGCTAGTTGCTCCACCAGCGACAGCCGCACCGCCAAGACCTTTAACAATCTTGCTTAACAAGCTTTCGGCGTTAAGCAGATTGATCTGCGTAGATGCACCCGTGCCGATTATGTTTGCTGAAGCATCACTTATGCGCCTGGAAATAGCATTGAAGTCATTCAAAAGATTCACGCCTTCAGGGCCAATCGCCTTAGCAAACTGGTTAAACACCAAACTATTTTTACGCAAATTGTTGTAAGTATTTGTAAAATTTGTGAAGCTGAATCCGCCTTTTGCGTTCGTGGATGTTTGAAATAATCCAGACGTTAAAACTGTCCCGCGCATATCTTCGGGAATGTTTGTAAGCAATTTATTGATAGCTTCTACGCCACCCTTGCCGCCTTGCGTAATGGCTTGATTTATAAGCGGTCCAAGATCTTTGGACAAATTGCGTCCAAAAATTTCCTGCATTTGCTTTCGGCCATCATACATTTGTTTGAATAGCGTATTCGCAGCACGCTGTTTGTCAGCAATCTCTTTACCAGCACTAGATTCGATAAAGCCTATTTGATCATCAGCAAGCTTGGCATAAATATCGTTCAAACGTGCTTCGTTTGAATCCACCCAAGGGCCAGCATTTTTAGTCATCGCCCGACCAATTTCGGCACGCTTGTCATCTAGTGCTTTATAAGTTGGGTTGCCCTTAGACACCATCGCCCAGAGCTTTTTCTCCTCTGATGAAAGTCCAGCCAAGCCTTCTTTACCGCCGCCCAATCTGCGGATTTGATCATCAAGATACGCTTTAATATTGGACGCATCAACACGGCCAGTATCGTCAATCGCCGCCGTGACTTGCTTCCGTAGATCATCAGCTTGGGTTTCAAGACCCTTATTAGCCGTATCGAGCCGATTAAATACATCGGCGGAAAGCTTTGAAATGTCAGTTACCGCATTAAGCTCATCCATCGCTTCATAAGCGCGTTCAGATGCTGCGTCGTAAGTTTTGCGCCAAGCGGTTTCTGCCTCAGAACCTATCTGAGAACGAGTTAGACCAGTGACCCTTTGCAACTGTGCATTGTCGCCAAGAATATCAGTCGGCAATTCCAGCCCAAGGCGTTCTGCGGCGGCCCTAGCTTCTGGATCGACCTTTGCAATCTCAGCCAGTTCAGCGCGTGCCTTTGATGCGCCTGGCGTGCGACTGACAGCCTTACGGGCTAGTTCAATCATTTCATCGCGGCCAACATCAAGTGCTTCATCAGCAACTTCACCAGCAGCCATGCCAGGCGCTGCTCCAGTAGGCGGTGCCATACCAGCAGGCGCACCCATACCGGCAGGAGGCGCTTGCACACCAGGAGCCATGCCAGCAGGTGCTTCCATGCCGCCGGTTGGAACGTTGATCATTTCATCTTCAGGCAGCATTGCGCCTTGCGGAGATTCGCCGCCGGGCAAGAAGCGTCGGCCAAGAGAGCCGATGACGCCAGAAGTTCCGCCACCAATTGCTGCCGTCAAAGCCCGTTCGCCTAATCCAGCATCAGGACGCGCTTCACCGGCACCATAAATCGTACCTTCAACAATTTCACGGGCCAATGGGCCGCCAGGGATAAATTTAGTAACTTTTTGAATTGGCGATACCAAGCTACTTGGAATCTCAGCCAGCATAGATGTGATCGGGAATCTTTCCTGACCAAATTCACCAGCCGCTTGCAACTTAGCAGCAGATTCAGGCGAGAATTGAGCAAGGGCTTCCTCGCCTAGATTGCTGGTAAATCCACGCACAGCAGCCGCAGCCGCAGCGGAACCCATGCCTGGGCCTGCGCCCTCACGGATGCCAGATCTGTTAGGCGTAAAGCGAATTTGTCTAGTTTTTTGATCTTCCTGCAAAGCCTTGATTGTTTCAGGGCTTAATCCATTTCCGCCCGTCAATTTGATAGCTTCTGCATTCACTTCATCAATTGACTTGCCCTGCGCCCATAGACCCTGAAGGGTGCTTGCAATCGCAATATCTTGATCGGTTGAAAACCTATCACCTTCTGCAACCTGTAGAGCAGGCACGCCTTTTTGCTGGCCTTCAGCAGGTGCAGTAATTTCAAAAGGCTCTGCAAGGGTAACGCCCTGCAAATCAGGATCGGCACCCTGTTCAATCAACAGGCCGCGATAAATATTTGCTTTGTTATTATAACCGGATAGCCTCTGGTTATATACAATCCTAGCAACATCGGCCATTTCTTTGCGCTGAGAAACCGAAAGGCCATTACCAGAAATCAACTGATTATAATAATTTCGGATACGTTCAGGAACGCCAGCAGCGTTCTGTGCAGACGCAGCTTCACCTTCACGAACCGTTGAACCCGGATCGAGAATTTTCATGAAAGTGAAGATAGAGGCGATTCCTGCCATTGGCGTTTGCTCAGATGACAGCCCAATAATTTGATTGACCGAATCTTTAACTTCTTGAAATTTTTTGATTTGCGGATCGCCTAAAAACTCCGACCGCAACTTGTCGATTCGATTGAACTTTTTCTCTTCAATGTCGCGCACTTCAGTTCGTCTAGCCCGATCTGCGGACTCTTCTTCCATAGCAAAGCTGCCTGCCTTGCGCGTCTCTTCAGCAACCTTTTCAGGAGATTTTGGTAGGCGATAGACGCCGCTTTGCACAGAAGGGCCAGCGATCTGTTCGCGAGGAACGCCGCCAACAACAACATAAATTTTGCCGTCGCTACCTTTGAGCTGCTGCCCTTCTTGATACTTTTCAGCCATATTTAATCACCATATCTACGTCGAGAGCCGCTTACGTCAGGAGCCTGTCCCCATCCGGGAAAGGTTACATGAATTGCGCCTTTGTTGCTAGGGATAGCCTTAACGCCAGGATACATCCTGCGGACAGTGGCAATAGCCTCTTGCATGGACATTCCCTTCGGCGGCATGAAGTCCAAAGCGTCACCTATTGGATGCGATCCACCTTTGGTCTTGGTCAGCCCTTGAGCAACCAATGCCTCTTGATGGCGCTGCGTTCTGAATCCGCTTGTCGGTGCGAAGCCCAGCTTTCCAAGATCGGCAATCGGGTTAATGTTACTGCCCTTGAAAGGTGCCAGACGGCTTTTCCGTCTGACCTCCTTCAGGATTCAATGGGGTGAATGTCACGCCTTTTGGTGCTGGCTTGCCGGTGAGTTTTCTATCTCTAATGAACTGTTGAATATCAATTAAGTCGGTGTCAGTGGTCATGAATTTGCCCTGAGACTCCCACCAAACATCAGCTTCGTCTTTGCCATCCTTACGAACACGGGCTTGATATTCTGCAAGCGGTGCAGGCATATCAAATCCATAGATTTTATTAATGCGATCATATTGTTCTTTGTCTGCATAAACGGCAAGCAAGGAAGCAATCGCGCCACGACGTTGTGTGGGATCGCCCTGCATTCCCCGATAGGCTTTAGCCATATCAGTAAGCTGTTGCGCTTCAGTGGTCATTCCACTTGCCTGAGCAGCCGCAGCAGCATCTTCCGCTTGTTTTGCAGCGCCCTCCACGTCTCCAACAGCATCAGATTGCAGAACTTGAATTGCTGTTCGCGTAAACAAATTGGAAGCTGCTGGCGTGACATTTTTGCGGATAGTGGCAATTTGCTCAACCATCAGCGGATGCTTGGCGTAAAGTTCTTGCCACTTTTCAGGAGTTGGATTCCGAATTGTGCCTTGAATGTCTTGCAAAAAAGCAGCTTGCTGCTGCTGCTGCAATTGCTGATTTTGGCGATCTTGTTCTTGTTGGCGTTGCGCCTGACCAATCTGAACTCCCTGTAGGAATCCAGCCAAGGGATTAGGCACGTTGATTGAATAATTGTAAGGTGCGACCATTAGAAAATACTCGGATTTGCGGCGATCAAGGCATCAGAGGCCGGAACCAATCGGCCAAGATTGCTTGGAGGTTTGCGACCAAAGGTCATTCCGCCAATGGTGGCAATATCACTAAGCCCCTGACCAAAAGCCTGCGCTGATCCCAAAGTAGCACCAGCGCGTGCAGCACCACCCTGCCCAAGCAATTCAGCAATGTTTGTTGCGCTGGTTAATCCACTAGCGCCAACACCAGCAGCGGATTGCTGTCCAAGCTGCGTCAATCCACCTAGACGCTCATATTGCTGGTTGAGGAATTGATTCAGAAGGCCCGGTCGAAACTGGGCCAATGCCCCTTGGATATTGCCCCCGCGAAGTCCACCAGTGGCCGATGCTTGCTGGAGCATGGCTTCTTCACCCTGACGGGCCAATGCCTGAAAGATCGGGCTTTGCTCTTGCTGCGCGACATAAGCAGCTTGTTCTTCAGGGCCGCGCAATCCAACCGCGCCCATCATAGATTGAAGCGCAGGCGTGCCAGCAGCAACATAAGGCTCAAGCAACCTGCGAAGTTCTTCACGGGCCAAACGCTGTTCAGCAGCGCCAGCCTCTGCGGCTTGCACCTGCTGTCGCCCAGCCCTTTTTGAAGCACTCGATCCGATTGCAGCCGAACCGACACTGGTAGCAGCCATTACGCCGGTAACTGGATCAGGCATCAGACATTTCCTTCATATAATCTTCGAGGCTTTCGCCATATAGCTTCAGAACAACGCAACCAATATCCATCGCGGCCTGCACGCCATGCTCGATCTGCACAGCGGCTAGAACCATATCATAATAGCCAGCACGCCAAACGAAGCTGGTAGCACAAGCCTCGCCTTCACGCTCAACAACGTCGGAGGCTTTCCATTTCAAAACAGCAACGCCCATCAGCGGGATCAGCATATGCGCGTTTCTTTGATAGAAGCCATTTGCAGGAAGGCCGACCAATGCGTTCCAGATTGCGCCGTCAAGGTCATCTCGATCTATAGAAGTGCCGTCTGCAATATCATCGAATAGCTGAATGACTTCCCAAAGCGCAATCAGCCAGTCGGAGGCTTCATCCGAAAGACTGAGTGTCTCGGTAAAGTTCCGCCTAAGCCAGTATTTAGGAGAGCCATCCTGCGTCATTCAAAACCCTTGAAGGTAGGCCACCGGCTGCCAAACAACGCTCGGTGACTGCACCATATCACAATCAATCTTCGGATTCAAATTCTCGCTCCTCATATGCCTGACACGCTCTCATATCATGGCAGATGAAGGAAAATTTTTCGCAGTATCCACGGAAGCCCGATCCCACATCCCATTGGTTCCAAGGAATCTTGTCCATCTTGGCCTGCATCAATGTGGAATTATTATAATATTCGCACGATGAGCAGCGGCGGCGACGGGCCTCAGTCTCATCGCACTGCATAGCCTTGCCAAGCGCACGCCAATATTCAGGGTTTGCACCGCGTTCGTTGCTGGGCTTTTCAGGGCCGAGCATCCAATCTTCAATAACGACCTGTGTGTTCTTCTTGTTCTGTGCGGCAGTGATGAATGGTTCGCTTTCACGCAGACCGCCAAAGCCTTCAATCATGATCATGGGTTTCTTCATTAGCTTACAAGCCTCCCAGATGCGCGGATATTGATTGATGCTGCCGTGCCAGCAATCGTTGAGATAAAGCCCCCATTCGGCAGAACATGTCCGACCAATTCAGGGAAGGTATATGTTTCTGTAGGCTGAAGCGTCTTGGTCTTTACGATCAGATTGTCATTGCCTGAAACACTAGATGGGGCCACCAGGTTGATGCTAATTGTCGCAGCCGACGCGCTGTAATTTGTCGCCGTGAATTTATCTATGATCGTCTGCACGCCCGTTGACGTATATTGCGTTGTCTGAGCATTCTCAGCAATCTTTGCAGGAATGATGTTACTTATGGAAACCGCCATTAGGCTATCCTTTGCATGACAAGAGACGAACCGATCTGCAACGTCACAGCAGACGCGTTGACTTCAGACGCGAATTGTATCTGAAAATTGCCCGGAGTGGAACCACAAGTGACAATACCTGATATGCGCGCGGTGTGGTTGCTGTTTATCGCGGTCACGCCAGTGCCGAGGACGTTGCCGGTGTTGGTTGATGTTGTGTTGGGAAATGTAACGCGCAGTGCCGATGCGGCGGCGGTTGAGACAATAGGAACGACCACTTCCAACTGACAAATTGCACCTGTCGGCGCTGTAAAGCCAAGGTTCAAGCCGGTTGTCGTAGCTGCGCTCTGAAAGGTGACAAAGCAATCTACAGTATAGACACCATTGGCGACCATTGGCTCGACAAGCTGCGTGACGTTGGCAAGCGCAGTCACTGTTGATTGCTGTGTGCCTGTTAACTTATCGACCGAAGCAGCCCAAAAACCAGTCACCGTACCAGACACAACAAGATCGCCGCTGCCAAGGATCGACGCGCCATTGATCGTCTTGATGTTAGTCCCGCTGACCAACGCTGCCTGCTTGCCGTTAAATGTCGACCAGTCAGCAGGCGATAACACGCCTCGATTAGTAGCAGACGCAGTTGGGACGTTCAGCGTAATGACGGGCGTTGTCGAACCATTGGCAACAGTAGACGAGAGGTCCGTGCCTGCCGTGCCAAGCGTAATCGCTGCAACACTTGTAACGGTTCCATTAAATTGATCTGCGGATGAAATTGTAAAATTTGGATATGTTCCTGTTATAGTCGTTGTTCCAGCCTGCGTTAAAACGACAGTTTGATCGGGAGCCGTATTGGTTACAGTGATTGATCCAGAAGACGTGACTGGGCCGCCAGATGCGCTAATACCGACGCCTGGCGTAATATTAACGCTAGTGACTGTTCCACTGCCACTAGGGCTGGGCGGCGGAAATATACTGATCGGCATTAGACTGCCTCACCGCCACTGATATTAACAGTGAGACCCGTTGCGGATCCTTGAACGCGAATAGTATCGCCTGCGTTTAGAACCTGAACGCCAGACCATTGCAGCGTTGTATTTGCGGTGATTGATAATCCGAAGAACAATGCGTTTCCAGTGCCAGGACTGCCGCCCGAAGGAACAAGATATACGTTGATCGTCAATGCACCTGCGGTCGTGTTGCAAATATCAATATCTTTGAGCATCGTGCGTGTAGATGCCGGAACGGTATAAACCGTCACCACACTGGTTGTAACAGCCGCTTGTGCTAATTTAGCAGGAGTGATGCGCTGAAAAGCCATGTTACAAACCTAACCAAGAAAGCACTTGAACGGACGTTGCAGGAACATTCTGCCAATAACCTAGCGTGCTATCATACGATATTATGTCATCATCTGACAAAGCGGTAAATTGAACGTTGCTATCAGTTGATCCAAAAACCGAACCAGTGGAAACACGCACGAAGATCGAACCTCCCCCTGCACTTCCACCCTTTGTCACAACAGCGATTGTCGCTTTGACGTTTGGCGCAGTTGGTTGAACATTCGTCAATCCACCAGCAACCGAAGGATTATAATATAAAATATCGCCATCAGCATAGCCGCTGGTATTGATGTTTCGCAGAGATCCAAAACTTTGAACAAGTCCAAAACCGTTCAAAGCTATATCTTCTGCTGCAATGCCAATCAGATATTGACCATCTGTCACACCTGTTGCCGGTGCGCCCGTCACAACACCGCTTGCACCAACAGCCCCAGTGAACATAATAAGCTGGCCTTTGGTGATTGCGCCAGATGCTTTGATATAGAAATATTGATCTTCGCCAATTTTCTGAATGACACTTGGGGTCATTTGCAAATTGAGCGTTGTGCCACCATCCCAATAAACACTGCCGACTTGCACGGGAACAGGGACTGGATTCGGATGAAATGCTAACCAAGGCACATCATCCTGCTGCAACGCAGATAGCGTGCCGAGTTCAGGTCTTGGCGCAGTATTGATTAACTCAATTAGGTTCGCCAATGCGACGATCTGGGCAAGTGCCTCATTAGCTGAAGCATTTGCATTTCCAGCCGAGACATTGACTTCATCAATCGTTACCGTGTTAATCGTGTCAACGGTCTGAAACAGCTTTTCAAACTGCTTGATCTGCTCATGATCGCTAAGGAACGAAGCAAGCTGATCGCGGGTAAGGCCCAGGCGGAACGGAGTAACCATTAGAAGGCCAAGCCCTCGATCTGGGCCTCCAGCCTAGCAAATGCGATATGCGCGTCAGAATTGCCCTGAAAGCGTTGTATGCGCCAATTACGCATCCATCCCTGCTGGAACCACACAAGACGCTTTGCACGCTGCCCTTGCTTGCCAGCCTTGATAAATTTCTGTTGGCTCCACGTCTGCCCATCAGTGGAATAAGACGTATTGATTGTGGGATCGAGACCAAACGCAGCCGAGCCAGTCAGACCAACCAATTCCAGATTCGTTATGATCGCGCCGCGACCTTCATTGTAAAGAATGGTCGTGGCAAATTCCCAACGCACCTTCTGCCCATAATGTGAAGATATGTCCTGTGACATATACCCCACATTATTGCTTGCAGGATCACCAACAAGCCATTTGTCATAGCACCAGACCAGATTGCGTGCGCGATACTGGCTGTAATCTACAAGGCTGCTTGTCAGGATGAACCAGACGGGCTGGCCGAGGTCTTGGCTTGCCGATGCGTCATAGACCACCGTCTTGTTAGGAAGTTGAACGTAGAGATGCTGGTGCGATCGGTCGTTGCGTGCCTCTAGCTTCACTTCAGCCAATTGAGCTTCAGTGTAATCCAGAAGCAGCGTGTCGATCTCTTGCGTGCTGATCTTCTGCGTCTGTGCGTTAGCGCCGATGTAGATGCCTGGCGATTCGTTAAACCCACTGCCAAGAAATGCGATATTCTCTAGATAGACGCAGCAGGCATGGGTGCCAATGACGCCCTTTTCAATCTGTGCGCCTTCGATGCGCTGGAATGGAAATAGATCGCCGCCGACGTTATCGAAGACTTCAATGGTGTATCGGTTCAGCGCGTAAATCTCGTTACGTAGTTTCAGCAATGCAACGACGGGATCAGGATCAATTTCCGAAGATCCGTATTTAAGCGGATTGACTGCCAGTGGGTTTCCGAGATCGGTGACAACTAGAAACTCGCCATCCGTGGTCATCCAATAACCATCGACCCACACCATGTCTAAAACAGGGCCGAGATCAGGATCGGTGTTCTGCGATAGCGTTGAGGTGGTCGGATTCCAAAAGAACAAATTGTTGTTTGACGCTATGCCCAATTGATCGAAGTCATAGTCAAGTGTGACCAGATTGCCATCATTGCCAACATCGCCAAGAATGGTGATCGTGCCGGTGGGGCCGACAGTGACCAGCTTGGAACCCATCACCCGATAGCAGACGCCATTCCAATTGATGCCGCCGCGATCAACGCCAGGGCCTGTCCCATTGGCAATAAGGCCATCAGCAGGACGCAGAAAGCCTTCACTGATCCCATTGGCTTTGGGAACAGGGATCAGGTTTACTGGATAAGACGTGCGAAAGTCAGGCCCGTTATCCGTAAAGATACCATTTAGGATCGGGATTTGCGTCATGGTTCAGAGGAAAACCCGATACTGAGGCTGAGACGGATCAATCGCATAAACGTCAATTGCCTTGACCTGTTCTTCATTGAGCAAGCCCAAGATCCGCAAGTTGGTGTAATATTCTGGATAGGTCACATCGCCAATGGTGATCGGCCCGATGCGGTCGATCAGCACCTCGTAGGATGCAGGCACGATGGTGGTGACAGCTTCCTTACCTTCGCCTTCGGTGACTTCCACGCACAGACCTGTCGCCAGCATGACGGTGTCAAACTCGGCCTTATCAGCGTTCTTCAAGCAGTAATCTATCGTCATGTCGTTACCTGTTGGAGTTGGAAGTCCGCAGCACGGACGGGGACGTAGCGGATGGCACGGATGTGGCCGTTGCTGACGTTGACTGCTGCGCCACTTGGGTCAGCGCCGATGTTCAAGCGGTTGACGCCTACAGGCACTGCGCCAGCGGTATCAGAGACAACGGTTCCGCCATTGCGAGATGCTGCAAAGTTGTTGGCCTGATATGCCGTACTCAAGGTGTTTACCGTGCCAACTGCGCCGATAGTGCCAAGCGACAGAAGCGCCACTGCCGACGATCCAGAGTAATAGGCAACGCGCATATTGCCGCTGCCGTCATTATCCATGTGCATGGAGTTCTGCGCCACGACGCCGTTCGAGGCCGCGATGTAGGTTGTGAACGTGTTCTGCGCTGCCGTGAAGATGGCGATGAAGCTGCCTTCCTCCTGCCTATACCACTGCGAGAACAAACTCCCCGTGATCGTAGCAATATCCGCCGAGCGTGTGACCGTGCTGGCGATGGTGGGGATATAGGATGTGGCGAAAGCACCGGCTTCGAGTTGAGCGCCGTAAATAACAGCAGAGCCAGTCGCCGCCGAACTATCTGTTCCACTACCGTGCGCCGCCGTTGATGGATAAATTTGCGTTACTAGCGAAGTGTTGCCACTAGTGTTGTTGGTTGCAGGCACGCTTAGTCGCCAAAAAGATCCAAAATTCTGCACTGTTCCGGGACCACCTATTATGACCCCAGTATCTGTGTTGAGCCTTGTGTTAGCTGCAACTGTCGTGCCGCCTGTAAGTTGAACATTAACACCAAAAGTTGCAGAAGTGCCACCCGATGTTTTGGCGACAAATACACTAAATACGTAAGTAGTGTTGTCGTTGGCAAC